ATGTTAAATCAGGAAATGAGAACTGTAACAATGAACCGCTCCGATATGCTCCGCGTGGCCCAGGCGCTCACCCATGTGGTGCTGGAATTCCGGGATGAGGTCAGGACCGCTACGACGGAGGATCGCCGGCGGAGCGCCAAGTGCTCTCTGGATATGTGGGAGCGCATCCGCAGCGAGTTCGACCGTCAGATGGATGAGCAGGACCCCGAGGAGTTCCGCCGCAAGTAACCGCACTGCCCACCCCGGAGGTCACGAGGGCAGAAAGGACAGCTGACCTATGGAACGCAACAAGTACGAATTGCTGCACGGAGTTCTCGCTCGCAAATATGTCGACATCCTCCGGGACTTCGAGGAAGCCCGTGATGACCGACGCGTCGCCTGGAACTGCTACCAGCAGATCATCGCCGCCTGCGAAGCCATGCGGGACAGCGGAATGGAAAACAACTTCATCTGCTGTGCGGTCAACAAGAGCATTTGGGAGCAGGAAGCGGAGATTGACGAAATCATCACCCGGTTTACCGGCAAGGTTTACATGGGTGTCAAATGGGTAGACGTTCGGGAAGAGATGAAAGGTGAGAAATTCACCTACGGCTATGTGGACTGCGTAATCGGCATGATGGCCTCGAAAGAGGCGGCCCGGAAACTGCTCCGGGAGCAGCTCTACGATATGCGAAACGAGCTCACCAGGGAGCACTACTTCGATATGTACGAATACATCAGCGCCAGAACGGCCTGACCCATCCATCAAACACAACGCCTGACCTACCGGGCCTACGGGGAGAAAGGAAAATACTATGACTAAGACCGAGTACATGAACACCATCAACGAGAAGCTGACCGCCGCCGAGGGCCTGTGCGCCGATCTGCGGAAGCTCCGGGGCCTCCAGAAGCTGGCCCAGTCCATCGCCGGCTCCGACGCGCTGGTGTCCTTCGACGCCATGGGCGAGACCATCGCCAACAAGGAGGCCGAGCTGAAGACCGTGCGCGGCGAGCTCCAGAAGGCCCGCCGAATCGTGAAGAAGATGGACGAGATCGAGGCCATCGAGGCCGGCACCGACAAGGCCCCCGCGCCCAAGAAGCAGACCTCGAAGAAGCCCGCGGCCAAGAAGCCCGCGAAGGCCAAGGCCGAGCAGGCCCCCAAGGAGCCCCAAGTCGCCGCCACCCCGGCGGCCTGAAAAGGGGGTGTTGGACATGACCTATCTGAAAATCTTGATGTACGCCCGGGCAGGAATCCAGGCGAAGATCGACGAGTACCGCGGAATGCAGGAAAAGGCCCTGGAGGGGGCCGGATCCCACGCCGGCGCGCAGGTGCTGGCTCGGAAGTGTCAGGACATGATTGACGATCTGGAGGTCGACATGGCCACCATCGACGAGCTCCAGGAGATCCACGACAGGAAGTGAGGCGGGCATGGAGCTGAAAGACTACACCGTGGAATTTTGCCCCTGGTGCTGTGAGGAGGTCGTCATCCACGCCGCCGGCATCACTGCCTGCCCGTCCTGTGGGAAGCCTCTGGCCCCCTGCTCTGTCTGCTGTGACACCTACGGCGGGTGCCAGGAGCCGTGCCCCTATGGATGCACCGGCGAAGGGGCGCACGAGCAAAAGCCTGTCACCACTCCGCCCATCACCCAAGAGGAAATCGACTCCGTTATGGCGAACTATTGAACAAGGAGGATTTGCTGTGAATGCCAAGGAATTGATTGAAGCCTTTGCCAAGCGCCAGCGCGAGGGGCGCTACCCCTGCCCCCGGTGCGGCCGCGACGTCATGGACGAGGAGCCGGCGCGGAATGCCATGAGCCGCCGGGCTCACGTCTATGTGTGCGACGAATGCGGAACGGTTGAGGCGTTGGAAGATATGCTCCACTCCGTAAAGCTCCCGCTGGAGGAATGGGCTCTGGTGACAACCCCGATGCGCTGGGATGTATATTTGGAAAAGCTGGTACTTAGGCATATCGGTCGTGACAACTGGAGCAGACCGGTCTATGAGTGCGGCGGCCGCTTGTATGTCGACACAGATCCACGAGCCGACAGAAAGCCGGACATCTTCACGAAGCAGGGTAACGCCTTTGATGGAGAGCCGTGCGATCCGCTTCCAGATGGGATCGAGGTGGAATTCGTCCCGCACCGGGATACCTGGTAACACCCGCCTGATGATGGCCATCTGGGCACTGGCCGAAACGCCCCTCCCCGGGGCGTCGCGGGAACCCGTCGGCACAGGGGAGAATCGCCGCCCCTTTTACATACATAACCTTGAGAACAAAATAGAAGGTATGCGTATGAAGCATTACACGAAAAAGGAGTGGGACAAGATGGTGAAACAGTGCCCAAGCTATTTCGGGAAATGGGAACCAACCCCGTTTAACCTTGGCCGCATAGCGGCCGGAGAATTATCCGCTGAATACATAGGACGCAGAAATATGATGACCTATGAGCCGGAGTCGGGGACGGTTTTACTGACAGAGGGTGTGCATTTCACCATAGAGGAGTGACGGCAATGAGTAGAGACTGGACCCCCGCAGAGCTTCAGGACGTCAGTGCCGCTATGGAGTCCCAGGGTGAAATGGGCTATGAGGAATTCTGCCGACATCTGGAACTTTGCACCAAAAAGGTCGTGGTCGTCCACCTGGACGACGGCGACACCATCACTACCAGAATCCACGGTACTGACGAAGACATCCGTGACTATTACCGGATCGGCTCTATGTTAAATATGGGGGCCGGGTACGACAGGCTAGTGGAGGTCGTGGCGGTGGACATCACTGAGTTTCCTGGAAATGCCTTGTGCGCCCCAGTAAACAAGTTGCAACAGCCGTAAGATGGAGCAGGAGTGTAGACGCCCGCCCGGAAGCAAAGGCGCGATGTAGGGCCTCTCTCGCGCTTTTACCCACAAAACGCAAAAAGCCCCCCTCGCAGGATGCAAAAATCCTGCAAGGGGGGCTTTGTCATGGTGAGAAATCACCCGATCCCGATACTAGCCAGAAGATACCCTATCGCGCCCGTAATGAGAGCCGCCACGACCGTCTCCCACCGCTTGGACGGTTTCTCTTTCAGGGCGTTCAGGTCTGCCGACATTGAGGACAGCCTGTCGATGATATTGCCGTACTGTGTAGTAACAGTGGCCATACCGCGTTCCAGTTCACCCAGTCGGTCATATATTTTCTCGCGCGCAAGTGAGCTATGCTGCTTCTGTGCCTCTAATGCCCGCTCCAGTGCCTCCACGCGGGCGATGGATACACAATTTACCCCGTTGATAGGGCAATCGTTTTCGGGCATACTCAGCCCTCCCTGTCGTCCTTTGGCTTGTGGTAGGTGAGGGCCTGTGCGCTATCCCCCAGCCCTTTAGTGGTTGGGTCGGTGGTAACACCCACCAGGGCCAGCACGCCAAATACGGCGGTGACCAGGGCAGTGAGCGCCTGCTGCCAGCTCCCGGCCTCGGCGGTGATGTCCACACCAAAGAGCTGTGCCATACCCACCGCAAACGCGCCGAGCACGCCGATGAGCCCCGTCCAGAACGCAGGGCTCTTCAGTCTGACTTTCCAGTTGATCATGTCATGTACCTTCCTTTCTCAAAGCGAGGCCGCCCACTTGATGATGAGTGCCTGCACGTTTGCGGCGGAGTATACCCCGCCCTTCCAATAATCGGGGCTATTGATAAGCCCTTTCGCGGCCAGTTTGTCTACGGCGGCGGAAAGCTCAGCGTCTACCGGCTCCCCGTTGCAGAGGACCAGGAACGCCTCCCAGGCCCCGGGGGTGGACCGGATGGTCTTAGGGCAGTCCTTGCCGTTCCAGTGGTTATGTTGGACGATATGCTCAATGTCAATTCCGTGCTCCTCCATGAGCAGCCTCACCAGCGCGGCGGCGTTGGCCTGAGCCTGGGCAAAATCGCCCCCGGCGTTGACGCAGATCTCGATGCCGATGCTGGTGGCGTTGCCCGGCCCGTCCTTGCCGTCCCCGGCATGGTAGGCCGTCTCGTAGTCGGGCAGGTGCTGGACAATGGCGTGGTCGTCCACGGTGTAGTGCCAGCTCACCAGAGCATCCTCCCCGGCGGCGCTGTCCAGATAGGCCCCGTGGGCCGCGGCGTCGGCGCCCTTGGCCGCGTTGCCGGTCTCGTGGATGGTGATGTACTTGCAGGGATTGCTGCCTCCGGGCCGATTATCCGCCCCTGGGGCGATAAGGTGCGTCTGGATGGCGAGGCCCGTGTCCGTGACCCGCTGGGGGCCCTCCACGGCCTCCAGATAGGCCAGGGACACCCAGCCCTTGGTCGTCCTGCCCCAGCCGTCCCGGACCTCCAGTACGTCCACCACCGTGCCCATGGGGTACGCCCCCGCCTTGCCGTAACTGGTGCCGGGGCCGCTGCGGATGTTGACGCCGATGGAGGGCGTCACGGTATACTTGCTCATAGGCTTGTCCTCCTGTTCCGGCGGCGTCTCAGTACCGCCCTGCTTGAGATACACGCAAATCCAGTTGTGCACCTTGCGGCTGGCGGTGATGCGCTCGCCGCCAAAGTCACACTGGCTGGAGCCGCCCCCATCCAGCATGACGGCGGAGGCCCAGCCCAGCCCGGCCAGCTCGTCCCGCAACTCCTCCGGCGTGGTCACGTCTCCGGTTCCGTCGCCAGAGCAGTAGAGGGCCAGACTGCCACCACGCAGGCCGATAGCACTGCGCCCCCGCTTGCCTCCCTGGGCCGAGCCATAGGAGGGCTTATCCACTGGCTTGCCGGAGGCAATGATGGCGGTCACCGCAATAAAGTTATCCGCTCCCCCGTACTCGGAGGTCATGTGGATGTCGGGGCCCTTATCCCAGGCGTAGCCCATCGCCCTCCAGGGCGTGCCGGAGCGCATTACCCCACCCACCTTGAGCAGCGGGCAGGCCGAGCCGTCCGGGTTCCACATGCCGCC